TAGGCGCCGATGTAGCAATCCGTGACAATGCAGCGCCCCACCTGCACCGAGATGCCAACATAGGCGTTGCAGAGCGTAATGCGACGAACCCGAGATGAGCCAGACATCAGCACCTGAGCGGGATACACATTCGGTGCAGCTGCTGTTGGTGCGACCTGTCCAGGATCATAGATCATCACATCCTGCAAGCAGGCGCTGCTCTGCAATGTGATAAACGGTGTTGCGTGCGAGTTGACGAACAGCGTCGCGCCAAGCGCATTGGTCAGGAAGCCTGGGCGTGGGTCGATCGGGCCAGGTATGTCACCGGCAAGCGTAACGCCCTCAGGTATGGTGATCGGATCGAGATTGTAAAAGCCGGACGGGACACGCACGACCTTCTTGTTGGTCGCGCTGGCCGCAGCAATCGCAGCATTGAATGCGGCGGTTGCGTTCTGCGATCCGTCGATGCCCAACGCACCGTAGTCCTTGACGTTGATCTCGCCTGCGAAGCGATCCTGCACTGAGCGCGTGGCCGTGCTGCCGGTCGCGGTGACGTTGAGCGGCCCAGTCACCGTGCCGCCGCTCAGCGGCAGGAACGGGCCGCCGGTCTGCGGCTGGCCCTGCGGACCTTGCGGACCAGTCGCGCCCTGGGGTCCAACTGGACCCTGCGGCCCCACCCAGCGCTCGGGATCGGGTGGCCCGCTCGCCGTTCCGGGATAGTCGGAATACTGCAGTCGATATGCCATGGCGCCCTCAGAAATACGCCGCCGCCACGGTCTCGCCGCTGGTCGGCAACGCGACGAACCGGTAGATCGAGACCATCGCCAGCGCGGTGTCCTTGGCGTCGGTGTCCATGCCGAACAGCGGCGCAAGACGATCCGCGGCCAGCACGGCGTACTGCGGGCCGACCGGGTCCGGGATGTCGAAAACTGTCCATCGCGCGATGCCGCGCATCACCAGGTCGTCATGCACGGCCTGCACCGCCTGCTGCGCGTTGTCGTCAGCCGACAGCACCATGACGCCCTTGCGCACGCGGCCCTCGAGCAGCGCCACGACAGCCGGGTCGACGCTCTTGCCGAAGCTCGATGCCGACATTGCTGCGGTCAGTTTGGTATATTCCTCGGCGAAGGCGCGCGGCACAGCGTCGCCTGACCACCACACCACGCCCTGCGCATCGAGCGAGGCATGCACGCTCGCGACCTTGTCCACGACCAGCGCCTGATCCGTGGCCGATGGTGTTTCATCCGAGGCGATGACGCCTAGCTCCACCAGCGCCGCGGTGGCGATCGTGGAGGCGGGCACCAACTCGGTCAGTGTCGGGCTGTCATCGAGCGGGACAACCCGCACACCAAGCCGACGCAGGGCCTGCTGGCCGATTGTCCCGATCGAGACGGTCATACGTCAGTGCCTGGCGGGCGGTGGCGGTGTCGGCGCCTCCTGGACGCCCGCCGCGAGGCTCGACATCTTGGTAGCGTTGCCGGCGACGTGCTTAGGCGCCGCTGCCGCCGCAACAGCAGGCGGCACCCACGGCTCACCGGTCGGCGGTCCGCTGGGATTGGCCGGATCAAGGCCAGCGGCAATCAAGTCCGCATCGCGGCCCACGATATTCTCCTCCATGGTTGCCGCGAGCCCGCCGCGGGCGCCTTTGCCGGCGTCGCTGTTGAAGTCGAGGATGACCTGCGCGCCGATGGAGCCCGCGGCCTGAGCCTCCTTGGCTGCCGCCGCAGCCGCCGGATCGACCTTCGGTGGCGCAGGTGGTGGCGTGGGGTGTGTCGTGGTGGACATTGGTTGCTCTCCTTGGCGCTACAGCAGCCGCCCTATGCGGCGTGCATACTCAATCGGGTCGGTGGCTCCCTTCCTGCGGTTACACGGACCGCAAGTTAGTTGGATATTGCTGATCCAGTTCGAGCCACCACGAGCGAGCGCCACTCTGTGATCGACGTGGTAGTCCTTACGGATCGACCTCGCGCAGTAGACACATTTGCCGCGTTGATGCTGAAGCAGCGCTTTGATCTCATCGAGGGTGAAGCTGCCCTCCGCTCCGAGTTCTCTTGCTCTACGAATATGAGAGAACCTCTCCCAGTCTTCGCTGTTGCATTGGAGGCAACTGCCGTTGCTCGTCACCCTCTGGCTGAGGTGATTCCGAATGCATGGCTTGCCGGTATAAAACTTTGGTGCTCCCGCGGCCTTCGCCTGCGCTCTCGTGACGACCAGCCCTGCGTAGTCGGACGGGTCAGGAACTCGCGCTGCAAGTTTGGCCGCTCGTTTAGCTGCGTTCCTGTTCCGTCGATATGCTGCGTGGCGTGCTTGAGTTGCCTTCGAGTATGCGCGCCCGGCGGCGCGCACCTTCTCAATGTTCTTCGCTTTGCTTGCAGCGACGGCGGCTCTTTGCTTTTCGGGATCTGCCTTCCGCCGCTTATCGCTATGGATCAGAAGGCAGGTTGCACAGCCTCCGTTGGAGACCATACGCTGGCTCAGGTGCCCAGCTCGGCGGCACCGTGAACCAGGAAAGAAACGCGTCAGCCCGAGAGCTTTAGCTTCCACGCGGCTGATGATCGGCCCCCCATAAGGGGCGTATGGCTTGGCCACCTCCGATCAGGCGTCGCACCCCGCGATGACCCAGTCTTTGGTCTGTAGATCAATTTCGCGAATAATATCCCGACGAACCTTCTTGCGATCCTCTGCGACGAAACGGGATATATAGCGGCCCGCGAACAGCGCCAGAAGTTGCTCGGCCACTAGATCATCCGCATCTTCAAGCGCGGCATTAATCATGTCGGCGCGGCGATCGAAATCATCCTCCCCAGTGAGGGGCTTGCCGCAATCTTCGCAGTGTCCGTAGTTTTGGTCAGCCATAGCGATGGTTCCTTCATCGTGGTGGTTAGAGGTCCTCGGCGGTGTTCACGCACCGCCGGACCTCGCCTCATTATACCCCAGAAATCGGCAAGATTCCTCAGAAACCACCAGCAACTATAGGTGGTTACGCATCAGCAACAGCACTCGTATAGATTGTCATAATGCCATTGTCAACCGGTTTGGTTGTATCGACGGTAGGGTCTACACCAAAACGGAGCTTCCCGATTCCGCGTATCTCCTGCAACCCTACGCCGTGCATGTAACCATAGTCTCGCGTATTAGTTGTGCTCTTCATCCGCTGCGCCCACGCCACGCCCAGCGCCTGCGCGCCGCACATGAACGAAGCCGCCACGTCGATGCCAGCGGCACCGGCTCCGGCAATCACCGGTAGCTCGGGAATTTCCCTCACGATTAATCCGTCGTAGAGGAGGTCGCCGCCGGTGAACAGTGGGTTGTCGGTACCCCTGTTCCACGCATACTGCAGCGAGGTTTGGATCACGGTGTCGAGCAGCAGGTCGCGGAACACCAGCGACGGCATGAACACGACATACCATTCCTCGTCGTCGTTTACGGTGAGCGGCCTGATGCGTGGGTTAGCGGTGCGTGCCATGCGCTTGGCGAGCGTGAGAATGGCGCTACTCATCCGGTCGCCAGGGGAGGCTATGGTGAGCAGCGCGGTCGCCATGACACCGGAGACGGAGTTCGATTTCAGGTGACCGAACAGTGCGCGGTCGGTGTTGTTGACCAGCCACGCGTTGCGCTGTGCGGCAGATGCTGCGGCGTAGCTGAGCTGCACGTTACCATCCGCGGTGATCGCCCCGAGCGAGGTGATGATGTCGGAGCGCATCTTCTCGAGTTCCCACGTCATCAGCCCCTCGCGGGCTGCCTCACGCAGGTCGACCACGGACTTCTGCTCGTCCCAGTCGCTGACCGCGACGGCGTGGCGGAACGCCGAAACGACGAGGTTCATCGAGCGGAGGTTGAGGATTTCCTCATTGCCCTCCAATATCGTGTTGCCGGTTACCCCGGCTCCTACCAGGCGCCGCATGGCCGGGAACACGACGGTGTCCCCCGCCTTCCTGGTCAGATCCTCCCGGACCTGAATGAGCGAGCCGGTGGCCGTGCCCATGTACTTAGCGAACTGGTTGCGGCGGACGTACTCGCTGAAGAAGTCGCTGTCCCATATTAGTGGCGTCAGTCCTGCTCTAGCAGGAGTTACATTCATGTCGGCCATGGCCGATACTCCATCGGTTGTTGCTGTGTTGCGGATTTACTTACGGCAACGCCCGATGGAGCCCGGCGGCAGCATGACACCCGATTACGCCCGGTGGCGGCGGAACGCCCGATTATCCCCGGCGGCGGGACAGGCACGGCACGGCTACTGGCGACGCTGGTCCCGGCGGTTGTTGTGGCCAGGGAACAGCGCCTCCATCGGAGGCGGCCCGGTGAACGTCGTTGTCGTCCGCCCCGCGACGCTGCGGGCATTGGCGAGCGACGGCGCCAGCCCGGCCGCGGGCGAGATCCGAGCCTCGCCGTTGCCCGGCTGCTGCTGGACCTCTGCCTCCCACTTCGCCCGCGCCTCGGCCTCGATCTTGGCGCGGTATGCGGACGGGTCGTCACCGACATCGCGTAGCATCCGCAGCCGGTCGACCTCGCGCATCATCCAGCCGTAGGGATTAGGCTGGGCATATAGTTTGCCGAACAGCGTCTGGTCGCGCTCGGCCATTTGCTTGAAGTCGTTCACGTACTCGGTGACCTTCTCGTCACCGACCTTATCGCGCAGCCGCTCCTCTGAGTTGTTCAGCCGCTCATTCAGCAACACCTGTTGCAGTCGCAGCGTGAAGCCCTGCGGGTCTTGGGCCGGATCTATTGGCGCGAGCGGCATCATCGGCGCTGGCGCGGCCTGCGGAGGTGGCGGCCTCTTTGCCTCCTCGAGTTGGCGACGGAGTTCCTCGGCCTTTGCCTGCTCGGCGGCGTATTTGGACTTCCAGTCGTTGCGGACCTTCTCGAGCGCGGAGAACGGGACGGTGCGGTTGTCGCTGCCGGAGTGCGGCGCGACGTCCTCCTCCGGCTCGGCCTCAGGCGCCTTAGCGGCGGCCTCTGGGGCGACCTCTGGCGCCTCTGGCGTGTGTTCCGGTGCGGGAGGTGCGGCCGGCGCCTCGGCGCCTTCCTGGGGCGTCCCTGCGGCCAGGAACGTGTCCAACTGTGCGTTGTCTGCCATGTGGTCCTCGGTGGTCTTAGGCGCCGGGCGATCCCTGCCCAGGCTGCGGGATGGGGGTTCTGGCGAGCCTGTTCGTCTGCACCGCCAGATTATGCGTGTTGGCGATCGTATTGATCGCCTGATGCGCCACCTGTGGAATCTTCGCCGCGGTCAGCGCGGTGTCGGCCTGCGTCTTGCGAATGTCGGCCTGCTTCTTCGCCAGGTCCGCCATGTGGTGGGCGAGCGCTACATCGGGCGTCATCTGCTCGGAGTCTGGCTGCTGCGGCTGCGATGCGCCTGGCGGATTATCCGGCGCCACGTTGGGTTGCCCGTATGGATCGGCGCTAAAGTCGGCATGGATGTCGTGCACACCGCGCGCCGCGGAGACCTTACGCTCCTGGGCCAGCGCGAAGTTCGCCGCAGCCTTCGCCTGCAGGTCACCGACCTGCGCCTGAGCGTGCTGCTGTGCCACTTGCGCGACCTGCTGCTGCTGCTGCCCCTGCTGCTGCATGTGCTGCTTCATCATCTGCAACAGGTCGTCCTTGTTGCGCAGGCTGCTCGCAGCAACCAGTACCTCGCCAGGGATCAGCCCAGGCTGCACGCTGGCCAACTGCACCAGCGTC